GCAGTATACGTGATGTCGGTAAGATCAACCTTTCCTTTTCCATCCGCGGTTGTTTCTTTCAATGCGGCATCCTTCGCGACCAGTCCTTGTGCCACGACGCGCTCCACATCAAAGGAGAATACATTTTGAGCCTCACTTGTACCCGTTTTGGCTGCGTTCTCGGTAATGCCGGGAGCAATGGTTTTCTGCTCGGCTTTCGAAGTCATGACAAACTTGTTGTCTGTGGCAAGAGCGGCAATATCTTTTACTGCGGTAGCTGTACTGCCATGCGTCTTGTCCGGGGCTGTTGCAATATCGGCGGAAAGAGTCCCCTTGTTAAACAACAGCGCCATGGATTGAGGACCGGGATTCGTCTTCCATGGAGCAACCTTGAATGTACCGGCTGTTTGCGTTTCCCAAAACTTGCCTGTTTCATCAGCTGCCGTTCCTAACGTCCATGTTTGAGGCAGGACATTTGAGAGAAGCTGTAATTCCGTAAGCTTACTCTCTTCCGTTCTTCCTCCATAATCTTCCTGTTTGTCATTCACCGCTCTGGTTGAGACATCCTTCATAGAGGAAATATACATTCCTGCAAATGTTGTTCCCTCGCCCGGATTGTTTACCTGAGGGACATCCTCATTATTACAAGCTGTCATGCCCAGACTTAAGGCTGCAATTCCCGCTAAAAATAAATTGTTTGCTTTCATAACTTAAACTGTTATGGGGCTCAAAACAAATTGTGGCATGAGAACAATATAAGGATAACGATGTGAAACGCCCATTGCATCGGGGTTTTAGAGGTAAAAAGCTTCATGCAAGGAGTGAAAACGAAATGTTCCGTTCGTTCTATTTTGGGTAGGGTTAATTCCATGTTGCTTCCATTGGAGATGGAATTTTTGAAATGCGATTAATGTGCATCTAAAGAATGTTGGAATAAACCGAGATAAGTTGCTTCATGCTTGAGAGAAATAAAAGGCTGTGTGCGCTGATTTTTACAGAGTATGCAGCCTTTAATCGTGTTCTGAATGAAAGTGCCAGAGAGGGCTGAATATCACTATTTCTGCCTACATCTGATGATTTGAGCCTGTTTGATAATAGCTCTTTTGGTGATGACTGAGCCTCCATCAGTGAGGCCTTTGTGCTGTAAGGTACTCTGCTGAATACCTATTTGATCAGCACTAAAAGTTCCATATATTGCAGATATGGAGCCAAAATAACGATCAATCTTCTCGAATATGAGATGGACATGTATTACTTTTGACATAGCTTTACTATTTAGAAATTTCATTTGCACAAAAATACTAAATGCTTATTATATGGAAGTATATATATTAGAAAAAGGCTATAAATAGCGATAATATATATGAAAACAAGACATTTCTTGCATAATCATTGAAATAGATAATCCTCCTATCTAAAAGTGTTAATATTGTGTTAAGAATACGGTCACCCATGACAACACACATTCAACACACATTCAAATAACAAAACGAAATGTGAATAACACACATTTAACACACATTCAAAAAAGGCACTTTTAATATTTGAGTTAATACCTCTTTGCTACGTTTTCTTATTGAGTTCGTACCTCTATTACATATTTTTGTGTATATAAATAGTGATTAAATGTTTGATATATAGTTGATTACATTGTTTTTATGCGTATATTTGCGGAAAAGGATGCAATAAGAGCATTATTGAGGTATGATTGTGCAATTGGTGGGCACAACTTGCAATGGATGTAAGGTCGGTTCGATTCCGGATTGTATCACAAATGGATTGTGTGGAAGGAAGATGTTCCTGCGTACGGGGAACAATGAATGTTTGTTGGTTTCAGCTCCCGGCAATATGGCCGGAAGCTAAAATAAAATGGAAGATTTATTTCTTCTTGGGAGGCGGTGGAGGTGGATTTTTAAAGGTGAAATCCTTACCTTCAGGATTTACTTTTGGTATATGTGTTTGATAATACACCTCTTTGATCGGTGTATAGTTAACCTCACTTGATTTAGATGTTGTTTTTTTACTCATAAATTGCAATTTAAAATGAAAATATTAGGAATAATTATGCTGTCTTATTTTATATTTTTGCTAGTAGCACCGATTTTAATTGCTTCTTTCTGGCTAATTGCAACTTTTATAAAAGTCGGTTGGAAAGAAGGGAAACGTTTATATGATAGTTATTGAAACCGTTCTTCTAAATAATTATTTACTCTATCCATTATTTTTTTATCAATTTTATCCATCTGATTAATATTTAATGCATCCTTTAGCTCTTCAATCGGGTAAACCGTTTCCCTCAATTCATAGTATTTCTGTATCAAATCTTTTTCTGAATATTTCAGTGAATCAAGTTCTATAAAGAGTTTTTCCAATTTATTGAAATACGATATATATAGTGTTCGTAACTTGTATAACGATTGTAGTGTCCCATTATCTGCAACTACATTTTTCTGAAATATACTAATCAATTGGGTAACTCCAGTAATAGCGAATATGATCGAAGGAACCCATACATTACCTTCTGGTAAGAGCTTCCAAGCAGCCCATGAAGATGCTCCTATTGTTGAAAATAGCAATATAATTATATTACTCCATTTTCTATAATCAATCTTATAACCGGAATAATCAGATAAATATTGTTCCCAGTATTTCGCATGCACCATTTCATACCAAATTAATTTCTCAATATTACTTCGTTCTTCCATTTAAAATTGCATTTAAAGTTTAGTTATTGATTATTTACTTTTTCTATTCTTTAATTGGCAATACACATAGTTGGCAAAGCGATCGGAGGTCAATGAAAGCGATTCTGTATTTACACATTTCACAATCCTCTATTGGCCTAAACCCTTGCGGGTTCCTTCTATGTCTGGTTGATCGTGGTAGCCTCGTATATGGATATGCTGATGGAATGCTTTCAATGCAGCTAGTTCCTCGGACTTTTCACGGAGTTCTGTTTGCAGCTGTTCGATTTTTGCCTCTTTCTCCTTTATTATATTGTCCTTCTCATCCAATTTATCCATGAGGCGCAAGGTGACGGTGTCAGAATGCATATTACTATCACTAGAAGTATCTGTAATAGGAATGTTATGTGTATCTGTCGCTCCATCAGAACGAAGCATAGAGCCACGACCAGTGAGAAGCCAATTTAAATCAATATCGAAATTTCTTGCGATCTTTTCCAAAAAGTCGTATTTTGGCATGACAGACGCTCTATACCCTCGTACATTAGCTTCGCTACTACCTATAATAGAGGCAAAAACAGTATTCTTTCCTTCACCAAACTTATTAACAAGTTGGGTTATCCTATCGTGAATAGATTCGTTTTCTGGCATATTTCTTTTATTAAATCGTGAAATAATTCGATATTTATTTGTTTATATCGAAACATATTTCGATATTTGCAACGTGATATTCATTTGCAAGCGTCCAAAGATAAGAATTAAACTCTAAATAATAAAAGTATGGAAAAAGTTTTAGAACAAGTTTCAGATAATTTGTCGGTTGAGATTATACCGAACGATAAGTTTGAGTTCTTAATGACTACAAATGAAGTGGCGAAGGGATTTGGTATATCTGGTGGTACTGTCAGAACCCATAAAATCGAACATAAAGATGAATTAGTAGAAGGAAAGCATTTCGTTATAGCAGAGAATGTCTTGATGAACGGTGCATCTCACGTAGTCGGTAAAACCAACTCCGACTGTAAATCAGCTGGTTCCGTATTTAAAACAGTTCTTTGGACCAAACGTGGCATTGTCCGTCTCGGCTTCTTCATTAAGAGCGAACGTGCTAAGATGTTCCGTGACTGGGCGGAGGACTTGGTGGTGAACAAGATTGATGAAGCCTATCAGGTTCAAGCGCAGGTACAGCAACTTTCCCTTTTTCCCGAACCGGTGAAGCGTAATCATAACCGGTTAACAAAAGACCGTCTGGTTGATATTCTTGCCGATGTGGCGAAGATAGATGATAAATCAATTCGCCTATCTCTGATTGATAAATTGACAAATATTAAAGCGTAAATATATGCATAAAATTGACTGGGAAGATGCCCAACAGAAAAGTAAAGCTTATGCCTATTTGGCGAAAACTTTTAATGTGAAGAAGCCTGCTGTCAGCTTGGCTATGCACTTCAAGCGCGACAGCCTGAAAGCCGCACAGATGAGGGAAGTGGCGATTCGTGAACTCGGCGGAACGTACTTGACCGATAAGGGTGTAGAAATCAAGCCTACCAAAGTGCTTGATTCAAAGGGAAATGTGACGGAAGTAATAACCAACAAATAATATTAGTTATGAAAAAGGTTTTGAGAACTATAATTGAACTTGACGAAGTACGTCAGAATATAGTGCCGAGACATTTTTTTGTATTAAGAATCTTCGGCATCCCAATAGCACGGTTTAACCGGTTAGAGCGGGATGTCGAAGAAGTTGACAAAGAGGATGCTTTGGAAAAGTTAAAGCAAACTATCTGTCAAGATTTAGTTGAGATTTTAAATTGCTGTGAACCTCTAACACACGAGCGTTAATTCGGTCAAGTATTTCTTTTTCGTCTTTATGTTCAATTTTAGACGCTAAAGATACGACTTCTTCTTTCAACGCTTCGGATAAGCAATACGCAGTAACTAAACACTGTGCATAAGATTTTAAAATTTCATCGGGATTCATTATACAATACTTTTATGTTAAACATGCTACAAATGTAGCAAAACTATCCCGGTTCGGGATGAATAGGGATAGACTTTTTAAAATGAAGTTAAACAGAAAATTGATAAGATATGAAAACAATCAAAATGATTCAGAATGTGATGATAGGCGCGGGAATAATTACCGCCGTATCATTGGTGGATGGTATTGAGGTGTCCGCTTCCAACAAATGGGCGGCGTTCGTGATCGCCTGCTTCTCTGTACTGGCCATCGTAGAACGTGAGGTAAACGGTGGAAAGGACGGTGCGCGATGAGAAAGTTCAGATTCAAACGGGTATCCAGAAATATGACACGGATCATCGGGGATGAATTGATAACGTACCCTTATGCCGTGTTTTTCGTGCAGATGAAAACGTCCATCGGATGGATGACTGTCAAAGAGTTTAGCGAACCAGATGAGGATTATGCGTTCAGGCGCGCGCGGGAACTGCTTGATATGCTCAACGAGAATATTTAAGTAAAAGGCAAGTAGAGAACTTCCCCGTTTTCAGGATAACAGTTGTCTCATGGGTTTCAGATTGAATTTGTCATGTTTAGTTTATTAAGTGTTAGGACAGGTTTTCAATCGGTATGAGGTAAAAGGACGGGAAGCAGCTTCAACTCCGGGGCGGTGCCGGGGCTTGCACCAAAGTTAACAGTATAAATATAATGGCTGAAATTTATAATAATCGGGTATGTATATTTGCGAATGAGCTGATATCCCTCAATATAAAACGAAATGTAGGTAGCGACAAAGGATTTTTGTCAGAAGGTACATTTTCTACATTGAGAAATCGTAAACAGCTATTGATTCTTCGTCGCAGCACTCCCGGTTCTTCCGCCTTAGTAGATTTTGAAACCATGAGACCGGACATTAAACAAAAGTACATCCAGGTGTATGGTGATCCCCGTGCCGCGATCGCCGCCAAGACGCAAAAATCCGCATTGGAGACAGCTATCGTTTACGAGAATGCCGCCTATGAGTATTTCAGTGTGAAATACCGTTATGACAACGACCGCAAGCTCCCGCCGGAAAAGGTGGATGAATACACGTTGAACGTCCGCATCATGGACGCTCTGTTGAAGCTACGGGATACCCGCAAGCAATGGGCGTTCGGTAGCGGGAACATCCGTATCAACATCTGGGAGCGCCTTTGCCAGTTGAGCAATGACCTTCTGCCATTGAAAGATCCGAACGGGCGTGCCATCTTCCCCCACAAGCTTCCGCAAAACTGGAAATCACTCAAGCGCAAGTGCGAGCAGTACGAACAGGCACGCGCCGTCAGCGAGGAGGAGGGATTCCGGAGCGTCATCCACAAGGCATACGGGAACAAGCACGCCGTCAAGGTGCTGAACAATGAACAGCAGGCTGTGATGCACAAACTGATCAGTCATCACAACAATCTGAACAGCGTGCAGATCATGAACGAGTACAACAAAGTGGCCGACCTGATGAGCTGGGAACCGGTAAACAGTCCCACTACGGTGGACAATTACCGTAAAAAGATGGATCTTACCACTATGCCGGGCTGCAAAGGTGTCGCCACACTCCGGAATACCCGCATGAAACAGATACACCGTTCCGCACCGGAACAGGCATTAACCTATTGGACGCTGGACGGTTGGACGGTGGAACTGCTATATCAGAAAAAGATAAAGACAAAGGAAAAAGACGGAAAACTGTATATGAAGACAACCTATACCAACCGCAAGACGGCTGTCATCGTATTGGACGCCTGCAAGAAATACCCGATCGGATATGCTATCGGTGACCATGAGTCTCCGGCCCTGATCCGCGAGGCTTTGCGTAATGCGGTAAACCATACACGCGAGTTGTTCGGAACCCGTTACAAGCCGTTGCAGTTGCAAAGTGACAATTATCAGAAGAAAGTGATGGTTCCTTTTTATCAGGCAATGACAAAGTATTATACCCCGGCCGCACTCGGAAATGCCAAATCCAAAATTATAGAGCCTTATTTCCTGTCATTGAACCGTGACTTCTGCCAGTTGCAGGCCAACTGGTCCGGCTTTGGGATCACCGCGGACACAGCCAACCAGCCCAATCTGGAAATTATCAATTACAACCGCAGTCTCGTTCCGGACGAAGCCACCGTAATAGGCCAGATAGAAGCCATGATAGAGACGGAACGTGCAAAAAAGATAGATGATTACCGGGAAGCATGGAATCATACGGAGGAAGCCCGAAAAATACCTTTCGGTACGGAAGAATATCTCCTTTTGATGGGAGAAACCACCGGACGCACCAACAAGCTGACCGGCTCCGGATTATATATCGAATTTATGGGGAAACGTCTCTGTTTCGACAGCTTCGACCTTTCCTTGCGTAATTATTATAATGAAGACTGGATAGTCCGGTTCGATCCCGATGATATGAGCCAGGTGCTCATCTCCAACGCCAAACGCCTGAAATCGGGGCGTGTGGAAAAAGAGACAGGCACGCTTCGGTATCTGCTCCAACAGGAAATAAAAGTTCCGATGGCGCTGGCCGACCAGAAGCCGGAACACTTCGAGTACCGGGCACGGGTGGATACCTTCAACCGGGAGTTGACAGCCCACGTACAGGAAAAGGGGCACGATGTAGACCAACATATCGGGTACCTGTATCAGCAAGTGCCCGGACTTCTCGGAAATTCACTGCTAGACATCCACCTGATTACCGACAGTCGCGGCCAGCATAAGGACGAACGAAGCAAGGCACGTGACAACACGGCGGTAGACGTTGAGTATGAAGACGTGACGGAACACGTTTCCAGACCGGACACTCTCACGGGGGATGATGAAGACTACGACTACAACCCGTTGGACATGAATTTTTCAAGATGATTTAAAGTACATTTAAAAACGATAGATTATGGATACACAGAGTTTGAAAGCATACATTGAGAAGTTGGTACAGCGCGGATCGTCCGCCGCCGAACTGGCCCGCAAATGCGGAATATCAGATACGGCGATGTCACAGTTCCGTTCGGGAAAATACGGGGCTAAGGAGAACGCCATTGCCGGGAAGATAGCCTCCGGGCTCAATTACTACGAGAACGCATGGAACGTGGTGGAAAGCGTGACAAGTTACAGGCAAATACGCACCGCTTTCATAGCCGCCCGAAAGAACAGCCGTTGGATTTGCATCTCGTCACGCAGCGGAAGCGGAAAGACACAATCGCTGATCGACCTGTACAACATCAGCACGGACAATTCGGTGGTCTATCTGAAATGCCGGAAATGGACGGCCCGCAAGTTTCTCACCCGCCTTGCCGTTTGTCTGGGAGAGGAAGTCACCCGCTATATGGACAATGACGACCTGACAGACGTTATCGTCTCCCATTTTAACCGCATGGCGGACAAAAAGCCCATCCTCATACTTGACGATGCCGGAAAACTGACACACAGCGCCCTCTGTACGCTGATCCCCATATATGACGACACGCTCCACCGCATGGGAGCCCTGGTGGCCGGTACGGAAACGTTGGAAAGGAACATCAAACGCTACGTCGGGCGTATCGAGGGATACGACGAACTGGACGGACGTTTCAGCCGTAACTACATCTCCCTGCTGGGAGCCACAAAAAAAGACGTACTGGCCATTTGTGCCGCTAACGGTATCAGTTCCAGGGAGACCGGACAATATATCTGGGGAAAGCTGGACAAACGGCGGAAGGAACCGGTGGAAGGCAGCGGCAAGTCCTACGACTTTGTCGATGACCTGCGCGAATTGAGCGGCATGATCGAGGCGGAACTGATTCGTGAACAGATAGAGCGCGGCGAACTGGCATGAAAGTATGGAGCTTGAAAAACCTAGAGGACATCCGCCACGAATATATCGACTTCGACGGAGAGTGGTATCAGGCATTCGGCCGTCCGGAGAAATCCGGCTGCTGGATTATCTACGGGAAGTCCGGGCAGGGAAAAAGCTCTTTTGCCCTGCAACTGGCCCGGAAGCTGGATGAAATGGGAATGCGCGTGCTCTACCTCACGCTGGAGATGGGAGGATCTACGGATTTCCTTGAATCCGTCCGTGACGTGGGGATGCGGAGCGACATCAACCGGATCATCTTCTCGGACGATACCACGTTTGAGGATCTGGACGAATATCTGGGCAAGCAACGGAGCGCGGACGTGATTATCATCGACTCCGTGCAGTATTTTACAGACCAGTGCGGAGTGAAAGCGGACGAGATAATCAGCCTGCGCAAGAAATACCCCAGAAAAGTGTTCATCTTCATCTCCCATGTGGACGGGAAAGAGGTGGAGGGACAAGCCGCCTACCGGGTAAAGCGTGACAGCTTCAAACGTATCTACGTACAAGGATTCAAGGCCACGTTCGTAGGCCGTGGCAAAGGAGGGCCACGCGGATTTTTTATCATCTGGGCAAAAGGATATCAGGAATATCATCTAAAAAACATAGAAATCAATGGAACAGAAGAAGAGCATCAGGAGGCCGATTAGCACCGGTCTGATAGGTCACCTGCACGGGCTGTACGCCCGCTACGGTCTGGACGAGGAGACACGCCGCGGCATGATTCTCGACCTGACGAAAGGCCGCACCGACAGCACCCGCGACCTGACATACAGCGAAGGGCAATACCTTTCAGGATACATTCAGGGAGCGGGCCACGAGAACCGTGACCTGTCCGTCGGGGAAAGGGGAATCAAACGTCAACGCTCCGGAGTGCTGGTACGTCTGCAAAAACTGGGGATAGACACCACCGACTGGGACAGCGTGAACGCCTGCCTCTGTGACAAACGGATAGCCGGAAAACCCCTTTACAAACTTGACAGTGAGGAACTGCAAGCGGTCATCCGGCGGCTTGAGCAAATATTAAAGACACGGGACCAATGAAAGAAAAGAAATTTTTCTCCAACAACGAAAGCGCGGAGCAGATGCGCATCAACCGCATCGACAAGATACTCGACCGTCTTGACCGCATTCCCCGCGAACTGGACGGGATAAACGAGAAACTGTACAATCCCGGAGGTTTCACCCGCGACGAATACGCGCGCCTGGTAGACCGCCGCAGTGCCCTTTACATAGAACAGGAAAGACTAGAAAAGGAAGCGAAAGAGGTATATCATCTGAAAGGAATTTAAAAACCATTTATAAACCATTAAAAAAACAATTATTATGGACATCAGCAATTTATCAAAAGAAGAGAGGGCGGAACTGCTGCACGCGCTGAAAAAGCAGGAAAAGGAGGACAGCATCAACCGCCGTGAAGCGTACGAGACATTACGCCACCAATTCGCTTTCGATGTGGAAAGCAAACTGATGCCTGTCGTGAACAACGTGGCGGGCTTCCGTGAGTGGCTGGAAGCCGAAAGCGGGGCGTTCCGCAACGTCATGCGTGACTACGGACAGTTACGGCGCGGTGAGGAACAGGCAAGTTTCTCGGTAGTGGACGGGAATTTCAAGCTGGAGGTGAAGAGCAACAAGGTGAAAAGTTTCGACGAGCGGGCGGACATGGCGGCCGAACGCCTGATCAACTACCTGAAAGACTACATCCGCCGTACTGATAAAGGAGTAGACGATCCTATGTACCAGCTCGCCATGACACTGCTGGAACGGAACAAGCAGGGTGATCTTGACTACAAGTCCATCAGCAAGCTATATTCCCTGGAATCCAATTTTGATGAGGAATACGCCGCCATCATGCAGCTGTTCAAAGAAAGCAATGTGGTGTACAAAACAGCCGTCAACTATTACTTCTACAAACGTGACGAGAACGGAGTATGGCGACGTGTCGAACCCTCATTCTGCCGGTTATGATCATAGCGGTGGATTTTGACGGGACGATCGTCCGCAGCAACTACCCTGTCATTCTGGGCGAACAGCCTTATGCGGGGGAAACACTCCGGACGCTCCACTCGCAAGGGCACAGGATCATCATCTGGACCTGTCGTACGGGAGACCGGTTGCTGGAGGCCGTCAACTGGCTGTTGGAACACCGCATCCCCTTTTCCCGCGTCAACGACCATGATCCTGAGAATGTAGCCAAATATGGCGGTGAAGCCGGAAAGAAGATATACGCGCACGTCTATATCGACGACAAGAATATCGGGGGATTTCCCGGATGGCCCGCCTGCATGGAGATGATACGGGAAATGGAGGACGAATACAACCGGAACCATGCTGTACCGTGAGCCGACAGACCTGATTATCCAAATAGAGGACCAGTTGCTCGGACAACTCATCTACTATTGGGAGTATTACAACAAGCCATGCCCGCTGATCATCCAGCGGGCGAAGGCGGAGAACTTGACCGGCGTGCGTGTCCGGGTGGACAATCCGGATGCCGCCTCATTGGTGTTCGTGTTGGTGGAAAGGCTGAAAGTAAGGCTGTACAACAAAGACAAGCAACCGGTGGATTTGAAAAGTTTAATGTGAGATACAAATGTATGATATAGAAATGAATACAACCTTTGAAAAGTCAGCTAATACCACTGACGAATGGTACACGCCAAAGGAAATTATAGACGCATTGGGAAAGTTCGATTTAGATCCATGTGCTCCGGTTAACCCACTTTGGCAAACAGCAGAAATCATGTATGACAAACATATTGACGGATTGTCTCAAAAATGGATAGGCCGGGTTTGGCTAAATCCTCCTTATTCCCGTCCGCTTATAGAACAGTTTGTTAAGCGTTTGGCAGAGCATGGAAACGGAATTGCATTACTTTTCAACCGTTGCGATTCAAAGATGTTTCGAGATGTAATATTCGAGAAGGCAACAGCGATGAAGTTTCTACGTAACCGGATTCGTTTCTTTCGTCCAGATGGTACTCGCGGAGATTCTCCCGGTTGTGGTAGTATCCTAATCGCTTTCGGTGAAGAGAATGCAGAGATATTAAGAACCTGTGATATCGCAGGTAAGTATGTTAGAATCAATTAGAGTAAAACAAGAACAAGTAATGAATATTGTGAGTTGTATTGTATGCTTCTTTTGTGGGCACCGACCTTATCGAGTAACATGGAGGAATACTTCGTATCTCAGAATGAAGCGTAAGGGTGGCCAAAAGCGAAGTAAGCATATTCATAAATATCACACTAAGCATTATCGAGAATACTGCATTAGGTGTGATAAACTTCTAAAAAAGAAATAATATAAAGAAATGAACATCGGACTATTGGCTGTTGATAGCAATTACCCTAATCTTGCCTTGATGAAAATCAGCAGTTATCATAAGGCAAGAGGTGACAATGTGGAATGGTATAATCCCCTTTGTTCTTATGATAAGGTTTACATGGCAAAAGTCTTCAGTTTTACACCGGATTATGGCTACTATATCAATGCCGATCAAGTTGAGAAAGGCGGTACAGGGTATGACATAAAAAAGGTTCTTCTACCGGAAATTGATAGAATGATCCCTGATTACGATCTGTATAATGTTGATAAGAATTTGGCTTATGGCTTTCTCACCCGCGGATGTCCAAACCACTGTAAGTGGTGTGTGGTACCGAAGAAAGAAGGAAACATCGCTACTTACATGGATATTGAAGAAATAGCCGTTAATGGGAGAAAAAACATCATACTCATGGATAATAACATACTTGCATCCGACTACGGTTTGCAGCAGATTGAAAAAATAATCTCCATGGGCGTGCGGGTTGACTTTAATCAGGGATTAGATGCCCGGCTGGTAACGGATGATATTGCCAAGTTGCTTGCAAAGGTAAAGTGGATGAAGCGTATAAGGTTTGGTTGCGATACACCTGGACAGATTGCAGAATGTGAGCGTGCCACGGCTTTGATTGACAAGTACGGGTACAAAGGCGAATACTTCTTTTATTGTATCCTGCTTAGTGACTTCAAAGAATCATTTGAGCGTGTCAATCATTGGAAGAACAAAGGCGGTCGGTTCTTGCCGCATTGTCAGCCTTACAGAGATTTAAATAATCCTCATCAGATTATTCCTCAATGGCAAAAGGATTTAGCCGGATGGGCTGACAAAAAGTGGATTTTTAGAAGTTGTGAATTTAAAGACTTTACCCCGCGAAAGGGATTTGTCTGTAGTGAATATTTTGATAACAATTAGCGTAAAACAATATAATAATGAAGCAATTCCAAGTATATTAGCCAATGGCATAATCAACAAATCGCCGACCACATAAGCTATCATCGGATTCTGACCGGACATCACCAAAAAACGAGTACTTTTGACACATCGGAAATAATCACAAACGATACTTAGAAATAAAAGAGCCAGAAAAGCCAACCCGGAAGTTACAAAGAAATAACTAAAAGTAGTTGGATCTTTTTTAATGCCATCCTGGAAAGGCTCAAAACACAAACCGATAGAAGAGAAAGTTGTAAATAAAAATAAAAGATGCCTACTAAAAGTCAGCATCTTTATCAGAGTAAAATATCACTTTCCTAGGGTTCTATTAATGTAGTACTCTACGGCAAAGATAGAGATTAATTTTCATAATAAGAACAAGAAATGAGTGAATTATATATACCCATAGAACGTCCTACAAGGAATTTGGTAAACGGCAGGTTCTTGAAAGGTCACACTCCTCATAACAAAGGTAAGAAGTTGAAATTCCATTCAAGATGGAGTAAACGTAGATGCTTAAAGAATTTGGAAAAAGGACGTGGAGCATGGCACAAGACGGGTGCTGGCATGAATCGGAAAAGTGTAGTAGCTATAAAAAATGGTCAACTGTGTGGTATCTTCCCTTCTATTCAAGATGCAGGCAAGGCAACAGGGGTCAGCCCGTCCTTGATTAGTTATATCTGCCATAAGAAACCCGGCAAACACAAAGCTTGTGGTTTTGAGTGGTTCTTTGAGAATGATAATACTTGGTGTGATTTGATATTAAATGGAAATGGATGATAAACGAAAACAAATATTGGTAGATTACATATCATACCTGTATACAACAGGAAAAAACTATGATTCCATTGGCAAGTATATCAAGTATGTAACGGATTTTCTTGAGAGCGCCGAAGAAATCAATCGCCGCGGTTATTTGAAATATAAACATAAAAATGCGGATGCTATGGTGCGCCATTCGTTTATGTGTGCGGCTGTTTGTGATTTATTGTCTTATCTTAAAATCGGATATGGCCGACGGGAAAAGGCTGTAAAACCTTTGGAGAAACTTGAGGTTATTTCAGAGAAAAATAAGAAACTGCTCCATGATTTCATAATATGGTTGACTGATAACAATGATTATTCATCACATACAGTTGATATCTATCACACCTCTCTTAAGCAATACTTCGAATACGCCAATGAACTGAATATGGAGAATTGCAGGCGATTTATAAAAAGCCTTGAAGAGGCGAAGCTCTCTCCTGCCACCATTCGATTACGTATTACAGCCATTGAGAAGTTCTCTAAATGGATGAAAAAGCCGATAGAATTGAAGAGGCCTAAAATGAAACGCAAGTTAGATATTTCTAATGTTCCTACCGAAGATGAATATAATCGGTTACTGGAGTATCTTAAAACAAAACTCAACAAGGATTACTATTTCTTCATTAAGGTATTGGGTACTACAGGGGCCCGGCTATCGGAGTTTCAGCAATTCACGTGGGAGGATATAGCGACCGGTGAAGTTGTTTTGAAAGGGAAAGGGAACAAGTATCGGCGTTTCTTTTTCCAGAAGCAATTGCAGAGGGAAGTGAAGGACTATATAAAGGAGACAGGCAAGTCCGGTACTCTTGCTGTTGGGAGATTCGGGCCGTTGACTCAAAGAGGTCTTTCACAGCACCTGAAAGTATGGGGTAAACATTGTGGTATCGATTCGAAAAAAATGCACGCTCACGCCTTCCGGCACTTCTTTGCTAAAATGTTCCTGAAGAAAACCAAAGATGTAATTCAATTAGCAGACCTTCTCGGTCATGGTAGTGTAGATACAACAAGAATTTATTTACAAAAAAGTTATGATGAACAACAAAGAGACTTTAATAAAAACGTTACGTGGTAGTGTAGCCCAGCTCAATGAATTGTCGGATATGACTGAAGGCATAGATGTTTATGACGCTGCCGGATATGTTGATACTGAATTTCTTATGGAAGCGCTTTCCTGTGTTAATACTTTTATGGATGCGAGTAATATGGTTATTACGAAAATATCCTCACTGTTAGCGCCGGACGCTCCGGTTGATGAAAGGAAGAGCCAGGCTGATGAAGGTAAGAAATGGAATGTGGAAGAGATACTGAAGCATTGTACTCTTGAGGATAGTGTTCTTAAACTTCCGAAAGTACAATTCAATAAGAAATCCTATGCTGAAGCAAAGAAATGGATAGAAGAAGCTGGCGGCTCATGGCAGGGAGGTAAGATACAGGGATTCACATTTCCTTTTAATCCGGAACGTGTGTTCTCCATCTTGAAAGAAGGTAAGCGATGCGATTTACAAAAAGATTTTCAATTCTTTGAAACGCCTGCTGATGTTGCCGACTGGCTGGTTATGCTTGCCGGAGGGATATATGAGGATGATACAGTATTAGAGCCGAGTGCCGGACGTGGCGCTCTGATAAAAGCGATTCATAGGTCGTGCCCGTCAGTAACAGTTGAATGCTATGAATTGATGCCGGAAAACAGAGAGTTTCTTCATGCACTTGATAACGTAATATTGCTTGATGAAGATTTTACGAAAGATAGTGTAGGACATTACACTAAAATTATTGCTAATCCTCCGTTTTCCGGTAATCAGGATATTGACCATGTAAGGCTTATGTATGAACGCTTGGAAGAAGGTGGAACTCTTGCTGCTATTACCAGCCAGCATTGGAAATTCGCATCTGAAAAGAAATGTGTTGAGTTCCGGAAATGGTTGGAAGAGGTTCATGGAGAAGTTTTTGAAATCGGATCAGGTGAATTCAAGGAAAGTGGAACGACTGTTAGCACTATGGCAGTTGTAATAAAAAAGTGATTCAAATCGTACATGGTAATGAATGTATTAGAGCATTATGTAACTGAGATTATAGGAAAACCATATTACCATGATTATGGCAGTGGCAATTTCAAATGGTGGCTCAAGGTGAAAGCAGTTTGCTATGGATGTGATTGTGAGACTACACTCATGTTTGACACAAAAGAGGAAGCAGACAGAGTTCAATTGGGCTATATGTTTTTATCATAATAACAATAGAAATGAATATAGGAGAAGCAATAAAAGCCATGCAAAGTGGTGCTAAATTAACCCATAAATATCTTCCAGCAATGGGTACTCAATATCTATATATCATAGATGGAGAGTATGTAGACTCTAAAGGCTATATCTTAAACAAGATAGATGTTGAATCCCGTCTTAAAGCAGACATTTTTAAGTTTGGATGGCAGAAAGTTGAATCAAAATCGTAGAAAATATGAAAACTAACACTATGCAGAACAATCCGGAAGAATGGATTAATATAGAAGGATATTCCCAATATGAGGTAAACGGTGATCGTGTAAGAAATAAAATTACAGGCAGGATGCTAAAGCCTGTTAACGGCAGATATACTCTATATGATGATGATACACAAAAACATCGTGTCATTTCCGTCAACCGCCTGTTGTATGCCATGTTTCATCATATCAATCCTAATAAGTTGGGCAGGGTATGGAGTGTATCACTCAACGGCAAGACAGAATTGAAAACGGAATATGACTTTCTAGAGCTAGCACGCGTCAGTGTAAAGCCCCAAGCGACAAAAAAAGAGGTTGTTCAATGTAATTTGGATGCGTTGGCCTGGCTTCAAAAAGTGATATTGCATTACGAAACCGAAGACATTACGGATATAGCATTGGAATTAAGCAAATATAAAAGACGTATATGCGCATATATCGTAAAACGTGAATTCACCAACAGGGCGCAAGTGCTGGAAGAGGCATGGAGTTATATATATGAGGATACATTATGTACCATTGCGGAAAGAAAAGGGAATGTATTTGAGCCGTTTCGTTATATGTCAAGAGTTGCGGCAAATTATTTTATTAAAACTGGAAGTTCCAAGAGAACCGTATTCCAATTCAATGAATCGAGAGACATATATGATACAGAGAATGAGCAAAATAAAGAATTTTAAAGATTTGGTGTTTATTCCGCATCCAATAGCAAAAGAAGCTCAAAAACTTCCTTTATATCTTGCTGAAAAATAAGAAAGCAATGAATATAGAAACAGAGTTTAATGTAGGTGATAGTGTATGCTATCTAAGTGGAGACAATATCTGTCATTCCACTATAAACAAAATAACTATTGAAATATCCTATACAGATCGTAGCTTTTTGATGGTTTATAAGTTGTCTGACGGTTTAAGTGTTCCCAGAAACAATTATCCACAATGGGATAAAAGACTTTTTAGAGACAAAGAGAGTTTAATAAGATATTTATCAGAATCATAATTCAGATTAAATTAGAGTAACTAACCCTTTAAAATGATACAACCAAAGCATTACATTTATCACAACCGGTCCCGACCGTCCAAGTACGTAAGGACTACATTAACCACTTCCGGCAATCGAAGCCCATTGAAGGAATCTTTTTCACCGACTTCATCCGGGAAGTACTTGAAAAGAGATCCAGACGCAAGTCTGAACACTATGCGGCCGTCTATGATGCTATCATAAAACACATTGATAACTTCTCAGAAGAATATGATTGCGATATATTCACCAATTCTGTAACGGCTGAATTCTTAGATGATTTCATTGTCTATTTGGAAGACCAAGGTCTACGACATAACACCATCGTCGGATATATTCTGAAAGTGCAAACACTTGTCCGTAGAGCATTGCAATACAATTATGCAGTAGATAATACTTACGATGAGATTGATTTGAAATGTGAGCCGACAAATGCGGTTTTCCTGAGTATGAATGAGATCACAAGGATATATTACTACAAGTTTATCAGGCAGGATAAGCGAAAAGCCAAAGAACGGATCAGGGATATGTTTGTATTGGGATGCCTTACCGCTCTCAGATATTCCGATTATTCAAGGCTGACAAGCCAGAACCTGACAGACAACTACATCGTAATTCGAACAAAGAAGACCAATGTGGATGTCAAGGTCCCTGCCCATGATTACGTGAAAGAGATATTCGCAAAGTATGGCGGATTTGTTCCTGGTGACTTATGTATCCAATACTTCAACAAATACCTGAAAGTGATAATGAAAGAAATCGGATTGAATGATCCGGTTACATTCTCCTACACCAAAGGCGGAAAGTTGATAACGGTAACCCGTGAGAAATGGGAGCTTATCAGTAGTCACACGGCAAGAAGAAGCGCCGCAACCAACATGTATCTCACAGGCCGGATGAAGACATTTGAGATAATGAAGCTGACAGGACATCGTAGTGAGCAGAACTTTTTCCGCTATATTCGGTTAACCGGTGATGATACGGCCCGTTTGCTCAGCGGTGACCTGTTTTTTAGAAAGTAATGCCACTGACGGCTCCGAGTATGTTATATGACCGGGATGCCATTAATGAACCGGGATGTTTTTAACCGTCCCGGTTCGTTAATGGTGATTTTGACAAGTCATTGAAATTCCGTATATTTGCGCTATAATCAGATTTTTCCTTATGCGCAATCCGGAGATGACCAAGATGAGAGACCGCAAGCTGGTGGAGAAGTTCTACCAACTTTACGATGTGAAGCGTATCCGTTTGGAGGACGTGCTTTTCCGGATGAGCCATGAGATATTCTTCCTGGATACAAACTACATCTACAAGCGCATCTTTTACATTCCCGACAACCTGTCTTACTATGAGCGTCTGAAGGAAGGGAAAAAGCCGGGGCCGGATACGGGCACACAAATGCGGCTGGATTTCTAAAGCTCATACAGGTTCTCCCCATTTTCCATTCTTTCCGGAATCGGTCCATCGGATACGGTGATATCCCTGTCCGCCATGTCGGCTATGCCGTGCAGTTCCTGCGCGCTGTAATCGCGTACGGGGCACTCGAAGCTGACGCGGTAAAGGTTCCCCGCCCCGCCGGAATCCATACGCTGGAAACTGGTTTTCCGGAGGGTGGAGAAGTTGTCGGACGTATAGCCGTGGAAAAGCACGTTCAGTACGGTGAGCAGGTTCAGATAGTTCAGCGCCTCTTCCTGCATGACGGCACCGTCGTATGTGTCCGAAAATGTTTCCCAGAACACGTAAAGGTCGAGTTGCAGTTTCATATCCTGCACCAGCACGCCGTTATCCTCAGTGTCAAGCGTGTTGAATGCGATGAATACCGCCGGTGTGGGAAAAGGGTGTTCTTCGTCCAGGTGGTCGGTCTGTTCGTGCCACAGGTCGATGTATTCCACATCGGGGACGGCAGCCAGTTCGGCGGCCAGTTCCGGCGAAAGGTCCTCGAGGTTTTCCAGCAGAAGACGCATATTCATGATTCGCTCCGAGATTTCCTTGTAGATGTTACTCCAGATCATAATCTTTTCTTTTTTTTATGGTTGTTATTATTGGCCGATGGCGGAGTCCACGATGCGGTCGATACGTTCCAGCATGGTTTTCTCCAGTTCCTCCAGCAGCTCCCTGCTCTCACCGATGAACTGCCGCCTTGCCACCTTTACTTTTTTCTTGCCGAATATCCGTATCGTACCTCCCTCATTGTGCACTCCGGCATATGGAAGGTCAGTACCGACGGCTATCCTCACGGGGGATGATTCCACTACCCGTATGTTGTTCATCAGGTCAGCACCGGGACCTATCAGGATTCCCCTTTTTGTGGCAGCCCGGCTGAAGTTCAGTTTCCGTTGCTTTTTGGCCCGTACCATCTTTCCGGTTTTCCTGTCTTTCACAAGAGAGACGCTTGTGCGTCGCTCCCCTTTATACTGGAAACCGTACCAGGAAGATTGCGGATCGCGCCGTTTCACTTCCTTCCACGGGGTGACGCCATTGTTGCGGAATCCCTGCCGCCGGAAATTTTCACGGAATTCATCCACCGCCATCTTGCCGACAATGCGGGGAAGGTCTTTCCGGAGAAACTTCTTCACCCCGGCGTCGATCTGTGAGAAAGGCGTTTTCTTTGCCATTTCTTAAGTTAATTAGTTAGTTATCTTTTAGTTTCTATCATAAAAATCGTATCTTTGCGAAAAAGAATAAACATTATGGTAAAGCGATTCTATAAAGACGGAAATAAGCATAATATGATTGACGATCGGCATGAGATATTTAGTATCTATGGTTCCCCATGCGGCAGTTGTAAGCATTTCGTAGAAGATGATTATTACTGTCCTGCATATCCCGACGGTATTCCCGACAGATTGCTTGAGGGGAAGGACTCCCATGACGAAGTGCGCAAGGATCAGACAGGAACAACTGTGTATGAGGAAGACTAGCGCGTTTTTCCTTTCATGTATTCCCAACCGTATTTCTTGCATATCCTTTTTGCCAATATGTGATAATGAGTGGCGTTGGCCTGCGTAACTGTCAGAGTTCCTTTTTGTATTCTTTTGCCAAATTCGTTTTTCAATTTTCTATCTTCTTTAGAATAATCAGATATGAGCTTTTCAATATCTACTCCCCATCCTTTTTCCGGACGTTTCAGTGAAAAAGTATAATTGGGGGTGACCGCCCTAATTTCGGCAACATCGTTATAGACGGCAAGAGACAAATCGTCCATGCTAAAGGAATTCCCCATCCTTCCCAAATCTCTGTCCCCATACCCCCACCCTCTGGGGTGGTTGTGGGTCACAACCGCATCTTTCATCAAATCACATTCGCCATCCGTAAATTTTACTCTGAATGACTCTCCCCGTTTGTCTACAAGAATCTTTCCATTTTTATCAATCACCATGCCTGTTTCGTGGGATTTGTTCATTCTGATTTCATTCTCAACATCAGCCACTATTTTATTTATTTTCATGTCCGTCCCACCCAAAACAGGTATTTGTTTGATTCCATTTATGGTATAAATTGCCGGACCAACAAATTCCTCCACCGCCTTTTCCGCCTCTTTTGAAGCCCCCTTGATATACGGGTGCGATTCGGTGAACAGCTCTCCTGATGTTGCCGGGTTCCTGTCCAGTCCGGGTGCGGGCGGTACGGGCGCGGCGTCTCCCGTCGCATTCACGGGCTTGTCCGTACTCCGTATTCCGCACTTGCAGTTCCACAGGTTGCCCGGATAGTTCGTGTTCCAGAACGGATCCTCCAAAGAGCGTATCTGCCCGTAAAACACCCGGTGGGCTTCTCTCGGAGTCGCGGACACGCTGGGCAGCCATTCCAGATTGGGATATAAATCCTTATTCGCCCGGCAACTCCGGAAGTCCGCCGCGAAGCGGGCACGGCGTACGGCCGTATCATATTCCGTGCGTAGCCAGTTCACGTTATAGTCCTGAAGTATACCGGCCGTGTCTTTGCGGAAGCGGTCGAAGTCTTTCCGCTTCCCGTCCTCATCGAACAGGCAGGCGTGTATCTCGTTCTGCTGGCGGTGCGTCTTGAACGCGGCGAATACGGCATTGTTGTAGCGCAGCTCTTCAAGGAAATCATAATCCGGAGTGCCGTATTCCACTTTTCCGAAGCCTTTGGACACCGCCTTGTCCAGACAGTCGAAAGTATGGGCGAACAGGTCGGGATCTACCCCTTTCCCTACATCGAACCCCTTCCCGGCCAGCCGTCTGAGCACCCTGTTCCGGATCTTTTCCTCCAGCGAAAGCCCGGCAGCCTCCGGCATATTCCCGTCCGGGTAATATAACGCGTTGACGGCATCCGCTATTCCCGGCTTTTCCCTGCCCGGTTCACTCTTTTTTTTTTGAGGGTTCACGGGCGGCCGGGGTGCCGGTTCGGGCGCTACCGGCGATTCTCCGGACATTCCCCTCATTCCGGTGACGGGAAGTCCCGTACGTTCCACCAGTTCCTTGATATCAAATTCGTAATAAGGGGACATCCTGACCACCGCGTCGATGAATTCCCTGATATCGAGCGTCTCCGTGTCGTCCCATTCCAGCCGCAGGTTCTCCAGCGGACGGTATACTGGGCTTATCCTGACCAGTTTCGGAATGATGACATGGTTGAAATAGAACATGAACAGCATCTTGTCCGATTCATGGCGAGTTTTCTCCACCCGTTCGTGCACTTTCGCCGTGCCGTCCCAGGCCCCGTTCTCGGTCGTCCCGGTCTGTCCCAGCAGGCGTTTGCTCACCTGGTTGTCACATCTCTCCTCCAGCGGAAGAAAGGCGTCCGTGGTATTCCCTCCGGCCTCCTTGCCGTATTCCACCCGTTCCTGTCCGGCCAGTATCCCGAAGTAATTGTTGCGGAAATCAATCATCATTTCAAACAGGTCATCCATGCGCTTCTTGTCCTGCCTGTCGGAAATGACGAAAACGGGCGGTACCCCGTACTTCTCGATATAGTTCATCCACGACCCCATGCCCAGCTTCTTGGCCAGCAGGATAATGGCAAGCTCGTTGAGCATCCCTAGCGACCAGGCGTTGCCGAACTGGACGTAATAAGGCTCCAGGGCTCCTTCCCGGTAGCTCCATCCGGCAGTGTCGTATTCCTCGCGCAGGATGATTCCCCGCTGCGGAATAAAGTTGCTCATGGGTATCTCCTCCACATAATCTATCTCCATGTCAGCGTTCAGATGCGAAAGATCCACCAGCGACACACCCTGCATCCGGTGCAGGAAGTAGATGCGTATAAGGTCATGGAACCACGGGCGGCGCAGCAGCCCGGCGGCTTCGCTGTCCTCATTTCCGTTTTTGTCCACCAGCCTGAACTCTGACTGCTGTATGGGCAGCACGCGGTTGTCTATCGTGGTCTGGAGATGTTCATCCCGGTAGAGCGCCTGGTAGAAAGTATACAACAGTCCCCGTCGCGGATCATCGGGATCGGTGGCGGCGGCCACCGCCGTTTTCCAGTCATCTATCGACTTTTCACGGTAGACGGTCGCCTGCCTTTTGTAACGTTGCGCCGCCGGTACGGTCGAACCTTCCCCCGATTCCCTCCGCTGGTGGTAGGCGTTCATCAGGACACCCCAGTCTATTCTCCGCACCACCTGTCTCTGGAACCATTCGGAAGCTTTCCTTATTCTCTCATTCATTTTAAATTCGATTTTAAATGGGTTTGAAAATCATTTTAAATATGCCATCCGCTGTTACGGCTATGTCCGTACATTATGGCCGAAGCGTCGCTTCCGTCCTCATTCTTCACGACCGGCACGTCGGCAGGAAGCCGCATCTTGTCATCGCGCAACCTTTCGAGCATATCGACCGCCCACCCCTCGTACTCATAAAAGGAGTCGGATACTTTCCGTGCGGCGTTCCTTCGCACCGCCCGGCATACGGTAATACAGGAAATGATACGTACAAGCAATCCCGTCCGCACAGGCCGCTCGCCGAATATCCTGTCCGTATCATACCGTCCCGCCAGATAGGCGCACACCTCACTTATCACCAGGTCTTCGATGCTGTCCAACAAAGCCCCGTCATTCTCCACGCTCTGCATCGCCATCTGATTATGAATCAGCGTGGCGATATCCTCTGTCGTAATGTATCTCATGATTACCAACTGTATTTACGTTTGTATTTTCCCGTCCTCCACGGTCGGCTGTCCGGTTCTCCTTCCCGCACGGGCGGATCGGTATATAATTCCAGCTTCTTGATTGCCTGTTCGTCCGCGTCCGGACTGTCATCGTGCTCGGTCATTCCCATCTCGACAGCGTACAGCTGCTTGAGCCCCGTGCAGATGTCCGGGTTCGATTTCAGACGCCCGTCCACATGGATACGTCCGTTCTGGTAATACGGGTGCATGGACAGCATACGGATGAACTTGTTGACGGTGGAACGCCGGACTCCGACCAGATTGAGCGTTACACCCATTTCCGCTTCGGTCTCGTCGATGGTACGTTTCACCTCATCGTTCCAGAACTGCGACTCGTACTGCCAGAAACAGACAATCCCCTGTGTCTTGAATTCCATCTGCTTGAGGCACATCCACTCCACGCAAGCCTTCATCTTGCTCTGGCGTACGAAACCGTCGACAAGCCAGAAGTCTTTCTGATGACGTCCCCACACCTTGCAGGCATTGAAGTCGCTCGTGTCCGTTCCGGCATAAGCGATATCCCAGTGCCCCACGATGGCGTTCATGGAATGCAGGTCGGGCAGCTTGCCCCAAAGAACCATCTCCGGTTTGAATATCTTCCCTTTCACCAGGGGTTCGTGGTTATACTCGGCATGTGCCGCAAGGATACCCATATCCTTTTCCTGCTGGCGATAGAATTCGGGAGAATACATGGCGGGCCATGCAGGCTCGTAAGTGACAGGGTTGTACGCCTTCACCAGATCCCAGTCCCAATCGGGATGCCGTTCCCGGAGAATGGTCTGTACCATCCGGCTTGCAAAACGGTTGTTGGATCCGATAAAACGTCTTCGGTTTCCTGTCATTGTAGGCAACACGTCATTCTCCACCCATTCCGCGTATTCGTCCTGCATTCTGCTGTTTTTGATGGTTGCCGGAGTTTCCACATCATCAAATCCCCACAAGTCCGGACGTCGGGCCCCCTTCCTGAGTCCGCGTACTTTCATCTTGACACCGAACGCCTTGCATATAAACCCGGAAACGGTGACGAAATTTCCTTTTTCCCAATATCCCGGATTTTCCTGTTCACCGAAGTCATGCTTTAATAATTCATTACCCTCGAATTCCGCCCGCAAGTCCTCTAGCAGGTCACACGCCCGGTCGAATGTGTCCGATACCAGACAATAGTAGTACGTTTCCTTGTTCATCCACAGCCACAAGGGGATGATAACGTCGTTCCATACGGATTTGGCAAGCCCGCGTCCCCATTCCGCATACCCTTTGTAAAGAGGATCCTCTTTGACCTTCCCCGCGTGTCTTATCTGGAATTCCGCACATTCGGCGGTGGCATAATGCGGCAAATAGGTCATCACCATGTACCGCACATCCTCCTTCGCCCTGCGTATACGTTCCATCTTCTCCAGCGTCGTCTCATCCGGATTGATGAGGTTGAGCGTGGTACGCGCCCTGGCCACCTTCTCCAGGTATCTTTTTTGCGATTCCTTGTCTTCCTTCTTCATCTCATCCCAGAATTTTGGAGGTTTCATTGATATGTGATTCCTGGAAGTCGAGCGTGCGGTAGTAGAGTTCCGGGTCGAACGCGTTCAACGCGTCAAAGATACGGTCCATCACGTCAAGGTACACCGAGAGGGTGACACGGTTCTGCCTGTCCGTTTCGGCAAGCTGCTTGCCCCATTGCGCCACGCTGTTGTCCAGGCTCGCGGCCTGTTTGCGGAGCTCCAGTACACGTTCCGTCTCACCGGCCGCGGCTGCGCCGTCTATGTCACGGAGCAATTGCAGTTTCTGGTCGGCAAGTATATGGATGATCTCCCGCAGGTTTTCTCCCTGCTTCCTGCCGTTCACCACGGCCGCTTGGCGTTCCTTCTTCCAGGTGCCGTCATCGGCGTTGATCCATTTCGATACGGATTTCTCCGACACGCCCGTGCGTTCGGAAATCTCCCGGCAGCTCAGGCAGCCGTTCACGTACATATCGTGCGCCTCTTTCTTTAATTTGCGGTAATACTCTTTGCTGGGCATAATGTCCTCCTTTCGTTCCTTTTTTACACCGGCAAAGTTGGAAAAACGCCCCTACGTGGGGAAAAAGTCTTTTCATGTTGGCACGTATCCTTTCCAACTTGGAAAAAATATGTCCTTGTTAACACTGTTTTTTTGCCAGGAAGAAAACGCGTTTTCCGTACGTGCCCCCCATTCCTCAATTTTGCGTCAGAATTTTAATCGCGAACAACAATGAATCTGACAGCAAAAGCGGACGGCGGGCGTGCCCGCATCGAAATCAAAGGCACGATATCCCAGTGGCGGGATACAGAATCGGCCTTTACGGCACAGATCGACGAAATGCTCAAGGCGGGCATACGTGACGTGCACATCTACATCAACAGTCCCGGAGGCGAGTGTATGGAGGCCAACGAGATAGTCAACGTGATCCGGAGGTTTCCGGGACGTATCACCGGTGAGGGCGGCGCGATGGTGGCCAGCGCGGCGACCTACATCGCCATCAACTGTTCGGAGTTCACCATGCCGGAAAACGGTTTCTTTATGGTACATCAGGCGAGCGGCGGTATCTGCGGGAAAGCCGCCGATATCGAGAACTACCTGGAAATGATGAAGAAACTCAACGACCATTACCGCGAGGCTTTTCTGGCCAGATGCAAGGACAAGAAGAAGTTTCGTGACGCCTGGGAGAAAGGCGACTACTGGATGACCGCCAAGGAGGCGAAGGAACAGGGATTCGTGACCGCCGTGTCCGGAAGGGCGAAGATAAACAGGGAAACCGCCACCGCCCTGATGAACTGCGGGTATGCGGGTACCATAGAGATAACGGAGACAGAAAGCAGTATTAACCCTATAAAAACAAAGAACGACATGGATGTAACAATGCTGGCCAACCGTTTGGGAATGGCCGAGACTTCCACCGAAGCGCAGGTACTGGCGCAGATTGACGTGTACAAGAGAAAGGCGGAACGCACCGACATGCTAGAAAGACAGGAGAGCGAACGTCGGGAAAAGGAGATAGAAACTCTATTGAACGAGGCTATCAGGGAGAAGAGAATCACGGCTGACGTGAAGGATGACTGGAAACAGATGCTTTCCGGAAACTTTGAATCGGCGAAACGGATGCTCCAGGCCATGAAACCGGTAGAGATGCCGAGAGTAAACCCGCCCGCTTCTTCCGCGGCCGTTACGTTCGGCGGCAAGAAATGGGAAGATCTTCAGGACGATCCCAAAGCCTTGAGAAAGTTGATGGACGAGAATCCGGACCTGTACCAGAAAATGCTGGACGATTATGTCAGCCGGAATTAACCGTCGGCCGATTATTTATTAACCCTTAAAAAAGTAAAGAATATGCCAACACTAACAGACGGCCTTTATCTGAACAAATACGTTGACCCGCAATTGCTGGTGGAACGTAGAAACTACCGCGCGGACTTCATGCAGGTACTGGGAGCGGTACCGGCAGCGGCACTGTCGGCGGACGGAGTGAGAAGAAACAAACTGATCAACAATGTCGGTTTCAAAGTGAACAATACGGGAACATTCACCCCGGCAGCCATCACGGGAAAGAATATCGTGGTACCCTGGGAGGTATACGATACTACGCCCACCTCCTGTACGGACGAGGAAGTACGCAGCCTGGCATTCGACAAACGGTCGGTGATCCGTGTGAAACACAACGAGTCCTTCCAGGTGGGAATCCGCAACCACGTGTTGTACAAACTGGCCCCGGCGGACAACACCGTGGCGGAAATGCCGGTATTGAGGACGAGCGGAGCGAACGACGGAACAGGACGGCTGCGTCTCTGCTACGCCGACCTTGTGAACCTGGCCACCACCGTAAAAAAATGGAACCTTCCCAATCCGGACGCTCTCTACATGGTACTGTCACCACAGCACATGGCGGACTTGTTGCTGGATGAAAGCGCGTCCAAGTACTTCTACGACCGTACCTTCTATCTTGATCCCGCCACCGGAAAGCCGCGCGGATTCATAGGGCTGAAGTTCTTCGAGAACAACGACACGCCTTATTACAATTACACTACGTTGAAGAAGATAGCGGAAACCGCCACTCCGGCATCCACGGACTTCCAGGCGAGCACATTCTTCTACGCGCCGAACACCTACTACCACATCAACAGCGTGAAATCGCTTTTCAAACCCGAAACGCTCGACACGCGCAGCGCGTCGCCCACCAGCGAGTACCGTACACAGACTTACGGTATTGTGGACCGTATCGAGGATTACGGCATCGGCGCCATCGTTTCCGGGAAATCGGCCTAATACGGAAAGGAGGACTGATTATGGGAACTTTTACAGGAGTAGGAATCAATAAGATGCACGGGGGACTGGTACGGGAAACCGATACCGGTGACCGTGTGACACTGCTGGTCTGCGGCGGAACCGCCCTTTCCGGGAAACTGGTGAATTACAGGCCGCTCAGACTGGACGCGGTCAGTGACCTGGAAGCGCTGGAATGGGACGAAACCGCTGACCTGAAGAACAAGGAACTGGTACATTACCATGTGAGTGAGGTATTCCGTCTGTCTCCGGAACGTCCGGTCTACCTGATGATCGTGCCTAAGGCGGACAAGGTGTCCACGCTGACGGCCAACAAGGACTTCATTGCCGGAGTGCGTTCCGTGAACGGCGTGAATACGGTCGGTATCTGTTCGCTGGCGGCGGACACTACCGTCGACACAGCCGTGAAGGCGGCCCAGACGCTGGTGAACAGTCTCCGGGAAGAACACATTTATCTGGATGCGGTACTGCTGGAGGGACTAGGCGGTTATCTGACCGCACTGGAGGATGCCACCGACTTGCGTAAGCTTGACTCGGAAAATGTCTCTGTGGTCATCGCGCAGGATCCGGCACAGGCCGCCAAGGACGAGGCATACAAGAACCACGCGGCGGTAGGCAGCGCACTGGGCATGTTGTCGGTACGCTATGTGCATGAGAATATGGGCAGCGTGGACATCGAGAACCATCCGCGCACCGCCAAGGGAACGGCGGACTATCCGTTGACAAGCGTACTGCTCGGGAAATGGACAAACGCGGCGCTCAGCAACGGGACGGTGATGGCGAACGTCAGCGTCCCGGAGCAGAACAGGCTGACGGAAAAAGGCTACATCTTCGTCGGCGGTTTTCAGGGATACGCGGGATACTTCTTCAACAACTCATGTACCTGTACGGACGCGAAAAGCGATTATGCGTACATCGAGTATAACGCCGTATGGAACAAGGCGGCCCGGTTGGTGCGCGGAACGTTGTTGCCCCGTGTACGCGGCAAGGTGAAGTCCGATCCGGCAACCGGATACATCAGCAGCGTCACCGTCAGTGACTGGGACGCCCGCGTAAAATCCGCATTGGAGACGATGGTGGCCGTGGAAGACATCTCCGATTTCGACATTTATATCAACCCCAAACAATCCGCCGTAAGCGACAAGCCCTTCAACATCCAGGTGAAACTGGTGGCGGACGGCATCGTACACGAGTTTGAGATTGATTTGGGTTTCACTAACAAAATCTGACGGATATGGCACTATTGGGAACATTGATCAACAAGTTCGGCCGGGTGGCCGGATGGAATAACGTGCAGGTGGTGATGCTGGGCCGACAGGTGGAAGGTATCACGGCGCTGTCCTACAAAGACAGCGTGGAGAAAGAAAACGTCTATGGAGCGGGCGGAATGCCCGTAGGACGCGGTGAGGGGAACTACAAGGCGGAAGCGTCCATCACCCTGCTCAAGGAGGAGGTGAACGCGCTGCTTCTCGCACTGGGACCGGGAAAGAGAATCACGGACATCGAACCGTTCGACATCCCGGTGGTATACAAGTACAAGAACTTCATGCTGAAGGATGTGATCCGCAACGTCGAATTCACGGACAACGGAGTGGACGTGAAACAGGGTGACAAGAGCATAGCGGTGCAATTCACGCTGCTGCCCAGCCATATCGACTGGAACGTGGCAATGTAAGGTAAATAAAAAAAGAAAAATAAAAGTGATGGAGGAAAAAAAGAAGATACAGGCGGGGAAAGCGTACGAATCGCTTTCCGACGAAGAGAGGAAACAGATTGTCGGCTTCACCGAAGAACAGCATACGGAGATGAGGGCCCGTTACGGGAAACGGTTGAAGATGCTGACGGTACAGGTCGACGAGGATGAACGCTATGACTTTCTGCTGGTCCGCCCTACCAAGGACACGATCCTTGCCATGGCAAGCGTGCGCGATGACCTGAATGCCGCCAACGAGTTGCTGCTGAACACCTGTGTGGTGGCGGGAGACCGTTCCGCACTGGAGGATTCGGCGGTATACACGTCCGTTCTCGGAGCTGTGGGTGAACTGATAAAGGGCCAGGCGGCTTTTATCAGAAAAGCATAGAGGAATATTCGGAATCGTTCGGTGTTGTCGAGGGAATCGACGCCGTACTGAAAAGGGAATACGGCGTGGATATCCCCGGCAGGCTGGACGAGGACGAATGGCTCAGGCTCTATGCCGGATACCGTATGTTGCGGAAAACTGAGCTGGAAGAAATGGAGATCGCCATGCAGAACGCCATGGCCAAAGTATTGAATCAACTATTCTCAAAATCAAATGGCATCGACATCGACACAATGGATACTGGAGCTGGTGGATAAGATTACCGCTCCGCTGCGTAAGGTCACCGAAGCGGCCGGACAGGCTTCATCGGTGGTGGACGACGTGGACGAATCGGTGAACGGATTGGGGAATACTTCCGAAACGGCGGCCGGTAAACTGGAGAAGCTCGGAAAGGGGATGTTCTTCCTCAACCAGGTGAAAGAGGGGGTGGACAATATACGCGGCGCTTTCAATGACGCCATCGGGCCGGGAATACGGTTTGAAACAGCGGTGGCGGAAATGTCCGGCATTACCAACATGGCAGGGAAAGAGCTGGATGTGCTAGCCGACAAGGCACGGGTTACAGCGAAGACTTTCGGTACGGATGCGGCGGATGCGATGGGAGTTTACAAGGACCTGCTTTCCAAGATTACCCCGGAATTGAAGAAGGCTCCGGATGCGCTGGAAATCATGTCCAATAATGTGATGACCCTCAGCAAGACAATGCAGAATGATGTACCGGGAGCGTCAGCCGCCATGTCTACCGCCATGAACCAGTATCAAGTATCCCTTGATGACCCGATGAAAGCGGCACAGACCATGACCGAATATATGAATATCATGGCAGCCGGAACGGTGGAGGGATCCGCTGAAATCAAAGAAGTGGCGGAGGCATTGAAGCAGACCGGCAGTGTCGCGAAAACGTTCGGAGTTGATTTTGCGGAAACAAACTCGGCTATCCAGCTGCTTGACAAAGCGGGAAAGAAAGGCTCGGAAGGCGGTATCGCCCTACGGAATACAATTCTGAAAATGCAGGCGCCGACCGCGGATGCGGTCAGACAATTGAAAGCTGCCGGAATCAGCATTAATACCATGCAGGACCAGTCGCTCTCACTGACCGACCGGTTGCGTGCATTGACACCGGTCATGCACAATGCGACAATCATGTCCGCATTGTTCGGAGGGGAGAACCTGGCTTCGGCGATGGCCTTGATTGACGGTGCCGACCAAATGGACGCGTGGACGGAAGCCATTCAAGGATCAACCTCAGCAACGGATATGGCTGCCAAACAGATGGATACATACGCGGAAAAACAGAAGCGTATGCAGGCGTTCATTGACGACTTGAAAATCAGTTTTTTCGAGTTCGTGGAACCGATCGCCCCGGTGATCGAGATTGTCGGTATATTCATCGGCACGCTGGTAACGCTGGGTACGGTAGCATGGTCCATCGGGCAAATCATGACGCTTGTATCCCTCAAGTCATCCATCGCATGGATTGCGGGGATGGTGAAAATGGCGACGGCGACAGTAATCAATTGCCGGGTGATCAGTATGGCGATAAAGAGCATTCCCGTCGTGGGGTGGATTATCGCGATTATCACCGCCGTCACCGCACTGGTAGCTTTCCTGTGGAACAAGTTCGCCGAGGTGCGCGCCTTCTTCTACGGGCTGGGCAATTTCCTCAAGGTGTTCTTCCTGGAGGGATGGCGGTTCATATTCAACGTGGTGCGTGCCATCATTGACGTGATAAACCCCGCCAACTGGTTTGACGATGATTTCCATTTCTCAGACGTGTGGGACAGGCTTGCCGGTCAGGCGCTCGAAGGAGGGAAAAAAGTGGGAAGCGCGTTCTCCGACGGATGGAAGGCGGGAATGGAGAATTGGGAAAAGTCGCACCCAAAAGAGAAAGAGGAGGAAAAGGAGAAAGAGTTCAAGATTGCCCCCAACGCTCCGATAAACCGGATCAGCGGGACGAATAACGGCAGCGGCTCCTTTACCGGTGGACAACCGGCAAAAGGACCGGGTGGCAGCGGCAGTGGAAACGTACGGAATATCACAATGAACGTGACGATGAACAACAACTTCCATGTAGCCGGAGGAAATGATATCAAAAAGATTTCGGACAGGGTGAAACAGGAAATATTAGCCGTCATGACGGACGCTGTTCCGGCGGCGGGATAAGGAGGAAATGGATATGATTTCAGGAAACGGAGCATTGAATATCGGCGCGCTTTTTACGGAAGTGTTCGGGATATCATCCCCGATATACCTTCCGTGGGGGCGTGAGTTGAAAGACTATGAACCGGGAGACTACCGGGGTGTGACCTTTGTGGATGAGAGCCAGGCGGAAGCGTACAGCTGGATGGGGACACCCGTCATCGGGACATTCACGCTGGACGGTTGCGAGAAGTACAAGACTTATAAGTCAAACGGTTCGCCCGCGACGGTCAACCTGGCCAGTTTCCTCATGCCGTACGCCACGGTCGTGTCCTTTTCCCGCCCGATGAACGTGTCGAAAACCAAGGTGCTCGGCACGTATGGTACCGTGAAGGAGATATACGGGCTGGATGATTGGAACATCATGATACAGGGGTTCTGCATCGAGGACAGGAAACGCCAGGGGTACAGGACGGTGGCCGAACAGGTGAACGCGCTGTGCAAGTTCAGGAAGGTGACGGAAGCCATCGGTGTGACGGGGAGCATATTCAACGACAAGGAAATATACGCCATCCTCATCGAGGAGCTGAATTTTAACCCGGTACAAGGTAACAGCTCGGTGATGCCCTTTACGATACGCGCGATAAGTGACACGCTTGAAAACCTGCGGTTATGAGCTATATGATGTGTGCACGGATCACATTTCCGGAAACGGACAAAAGAGGCGGATTCCGGACATTCCTAGTTTCTTCCGTACGTATCGAAAGTTCGTGGAAGCTGCTGACGGATACGGCGGAAATCGTGCTTCCTCGGAAAATGAGCCGTTACGAGGGAAAGAACCTGGCGGATATCCTTCGCGCCGGAGACCGTGTCATGATAGAACTGGGATATGACGGCAACTGGGTGACGGAGTTCGAAGGATACATCCTTTCCGTGTCAAGGGGCATTCCCATTACCGTGAAGTGCGAGGATGAGATGTACAGGCTGAAACGGAAAACGGTAAGCTATTCAAAGAAAAGCGTGACTTTGGGACAGCTGCTCAAGGATGTGACCCAAGGATACGAAGTGAAGACCTCATTCGGTGATACGGAACTGGGAGCGGTACGTTATGCCCAAAAACGGGTGTCGGAGATTTTCGACGATTTACAAAAATTGGGATTCTACACCTATTTTATAGGAAAAACGCTGTATTGCGGAGATGTGTATTCGGACAAGACGGAACTGCCGGAAGTGAGGATTGAACTGGAGAGGGAGGCGGTCAGCCAGGACCTGAACGAGACGGACGGTGAATATGAGGTCATCGCTACCGCTATGCTTGGAAAAGGCAGGAAACTGGAAGCGAAAGCGGGTGTTCCCGGAGCTGAGACCTTTAAAATCAGATACAGTGACAAGGATATGAGGATTACGCCGGAAACACTGGGGGATTTCGCCAGACGGTTCTACGAACGGCTCAAGAAGCAACGCTACAAGGGAGGTGTGGAACTCTTCGGAACGCCTTCCGTCACTCACGGAATGATACTGGAACTCAGCAGTGTGATTACTCCGGAAATGTCCGGAAGATACTTTATTGAGAAGGTGACGAAGGAGTTCAGCGATAACGCCACTTACAGGCAGAAACTGGAATTGGGAGGACGTGCGGAATGACAATTGACGAACAACTGAAAAAAGGATTTGAAAATATAGGAAAGAGCGGCCGACAGGCACAGTTGCGATGGTGTACGGTCACATCCGTGGACAAGGAGAAACGGGTAATGGATGCCGTCGGGGAATCGGACGGGCTTGATTACTTTGACATCGGACTGGGAACGGGATCCGTCAATGTATATCCAAAACCGGGAAGCCTGTGCCTGATAGGCATTGTGGAAGGACGGGAAACCGACCCGTTCCTCATTTCCGCCGCGGAGGTGGATTCCATTGAGGTCACGGCGGAAACGATTGTCATAAATGGCGGCGGATTGGGCGGACTGGTAAAAGTCGGGGAACTGACGGAGAAACTTAACGCTTTTATTGACGTGTTCAACAAGCATACCCACCAGGTAAGCACAACCGGAAGCGCGAGTGCCCAGACGGGAACGGCGGCCGCACCGACGGGTACGGCACAGAAAGTGAAACAGGAGGACATTGAAAATAAAAATATACAGCAATGAAAGGGATCTTACTGGCGGACAACGGAGACCTGGCAATCAAGCCTGTCCTTGAGAAGGATGGCATACGTTCAGGCATTATCATAGGCGGATCCGAGATACAGAACGCTTATATCGTATTGGGGATGAACCAGGGAGAATTGAAAGAAGACCCGCTCATCGGGCCGAACCTGCTGAGGTTCATCCGGGCGAAGGCTACAAAAACGGCCGTCATCAGACAGGTCAGGATACATCTTGAACGTGACGGGCTTGATTACGATGAACTGAAAGAAAGGATTAATATCAATTTGAAAAACATCTGAAACATGAATACTGACAATACGCAGAACAATCCGGGAGAATGGGTCAATATAGAAGGATTTTCCAAATATGAGGCAAACGGCGATCGTGTAAGAAATAGAATCACAGGCAGGATGCTAAAGCCTGTTGACGGTAGATATTTTCTATATGATGACGATATAAAAAAACAGCGTGCCATTTCTGTCAACCGCCTCTTGTATGCCATGTCTCATCATATCAGTCCCGATAGGCTGGACGGATTATACGTTGTATCACTCGACGGCAAGTTGGAATTGAAAACGAAATATGACTTTCTAGACCTCATGCGCGGTGCCAATGTAAAGCCCCAAGTGAAAAAAGAGGTCGTTCAATGTAATCTGGATGCGTTGGCCTGGCTTCAGAAAGTGATATTGTATTACGAAACCGAAGACATTACGGATATAGCATTGGAATTAAACAGGTATAAAAAACGTATATGTGCATATATTGTGAAATGTAGATTCACGAACAAGGCACAAGTGCTGGAAGAGGTATGGAATTACATATATGAGGATACATTATGCACCATTGCGGAAAGAAAAGAAAATGTATTTGAGCCGTTTCGTTACATGTCAAGGGTTGCGATAAATTATATTTCAAGAGTCAGAAGTCTTAAGAAAACCGCATTCCGCTCCGATGAATCGAAAGACATTTATTTATAAAAAAACAGATTAAAAACGATTTAAAATGGATATCTACACATCAATCAGAAACTTATTGGCAAGCGTCTTTTCAGTGATGTTCGCCTATTTCGCACCGATCCAGAACATGGTATTCGTCATATTCTTCGTATTTGCCATCAACTGTATGGCGGGCATGATAGCGGGAATAGTGGCGAAACACGAGAGGTTCAACCTTAAAAAGTTCTTCCACTGTATGCTGGAGACTTTCGTCTTTTATGTCATAGTGCTCAGCGTGTTTACCATAGGAGAGAAAATGCGGAATCTGGACGGAGCGATACAGTGTATCACCGGAGTTGTCTACGCCATCCTCTATTTCTACGGGGTGAACACGCTGCGTAACCTCAATATATTGTTTCCCGAATCGAAAGTGATACGCTTCCTGTTTTATGTGCTCTCTTTCGAGGTGGTGAAGAAGATACCTTATATGCAACAGTTTATAAATAAAGAAAAGGAGGGCAGAAAATGACAGTAAAAGACTTTGTGAAGTGGATTTATCCACAGGCTAGGAAGATGGGGGAAATCAATCCGGTATTCGTCACCGCACAGGCAGCGCTTGAAAGCGGATGGGGAAAGTCCGCCATCGGAAACAACCTGTTCGGTATTACGAAAGGCTCGTCCTGGAAGGGTGCGGTACGGCTGGTTACGACTACGGAATATTTCAGTCGGCCGGACATCGGTTTCAAGGCTCCGGAAAAAGTGCTGCAAGTGGTCAGGCTTTCGGAAAAACGCTACAGATATACTGTCAAAAGACTGTTCCGCGACTACGACAGCGTGGCGGACTGCCTGGCGGACCACCTTGCCATACTGAAGAAACCCGGCTTTGCGGACGCCTGGCCATACCGTAATGACGCGAAAGAATATGTACGCAGGATTGTGGACAATACAGGTCCGAAATATGCCACGTCACCGGACTATGTGGCTACAATGGACAAGCTGTTCCTGATGGTTGAGAAAGTGGTATGGGAGGAAGAGTTATGAGAACGGCGTACATACTCACCGTTTTCCTGATGTTGGCATTATGCTCCACAGGATGTCGTAGCCCGCAATATATCCCGTATCCAGTGGAAAAGGTGGTGCATGACAGTGTCTTTGTCAACCGGATGTCACATGACAGCGTCTACCGGCGGGACAGCATCTATGTAGACCGCACGGGTGACACCGTCTACATCTACCGGGACAAATACCTGTATCTGTATCGTGACCGGACGGACACGCTCTTTCGTGACAGAGTAAAGACGGTACGGGAAGCGTATTCGGTTGAGAAGAAACTTACCTGGTACCAGTCGGCGCTCATCTTTCTCGGAGGGCTGTTTTTGGTATATATTATCGTAACGTTTTATATAAAAATGAAAAGGCCATGAAGGTAACAGTAATGCAGGGGCAGTCGCTGGTGGATATTGCCATGCAGGTGTACGGCAGTGCGGAGGGGGTATTCACACTGGCTAAAGAAAACGGGCTTTCGGTAACGGATGAGGTATCTCCCGGACAGGTGCTGATGTATGATCCGGGGAATGTAGTGGAAAAGTCAGTATCCGACTATTATGACACCAAGGGCGTCCGTCCCGTTACCGCCTTCGTGAACCCGGAACTAGTGTTTGATGAAACTTTTGACAATACATTTAGAAGCTTTGACAGAAATGAGCAGAACAGTTAAGAATATCAGTCAGGAAATAAAGGAGGCGTTCATTGCCAATATAACCTTGCAGGAGGCCTACGGCCTGTTACCGGACAAATCTTTTGATGACCAGTTCGCCACCTCCAGTATTGAGGCGGTTCTTATCAATATAGTCGCATCGGTGATATGGCTGCATGAATCTCTATGGGAACTGTTCCGAAAAGAGATGGAAACATTGATAGACAACAGCTATGTGACATCCCGGCCATGGTATTATCAAAGAGCGCTGGAGTTTCAAAACGGTGATACCCTCTCATTCGATGAAAGTACATATTCCTTCCGCTATCCTACCGTAGATGAAAGCAAGCGGATTGTGAAAAATGTCGCTATACGCGAGGTCACTGATAACAATGTGACGAAATTGAAGATCTATTTCAGTGACGAACGGAAACAGCCGCTGACCGGTGACGTACGTACGGCGTTTGAAGATTATATGCGGCAGATCGGGGCAGCCGGTACGCACTACCTGTTTGTCAGCCAGGTCCCCGATGAGTTGCGTGTTCACCTGCATATTTATTACGATCCGCTTGTTCTCGATTCGACGGGTGAACGTCTGGCTTCAGGAGGGAAGCCTGTGGAGGAGACCATTGAGAATTATCTGGATTCACTAGAATATGGAGGGGTGTTTTACGCCTCCGGGCTGGTCGATATGCTGCAAGCTACGGAAGGCGTGAAAGATGTTACGCTGGACGCTACCACATGGGATGGAAGCAAGGAGAACCGGAGAAAAATTGACGCGAAATCAGGGGCGTTCGTCTATGTCAGGAATGAAAGTGATATAACTTATGCAATTGACTGACCATGAATATTAACTGGAAAAAATGGATTTTGGAACGTCTGCCGTTCTCACTGCGTGTCAACAGGATATATGTATTCTGCCTTCTGTTGACATTACCGGTCAGGCAGCTCCATTCCTCATTTGCTAGGTGGAGTAAAAAGCTGAAAGGTAAGGCCGGGGCAAGTGTACAGGTTTGTATGTTGAAAAAGATTATCTACGATGAGATTGGCTCCAATATTGAGATAGATGAGGGAGACGGAAAGCCATACGATTTTATCGTGAGGACTTCGTTGGATAATCTGGATGGGGAAAGGCGTATGATCGCGCTCCTTGACCGCTACAAGGCCGCAGGAAAATCATATATGTACGTAAATGAGCTGGTCTCTTATGAGAGCTTATGGGGAGAACATGTATGCGAGATATGCGAGTATTCGGCTGAGTGGACTTCCGATGGCTGGGTGTGCGAGCTCAGGCAAAAGGAAATCATCACCATCGAGGTAGATACTTATTATTGGGGCGATAAAGGGATGGCGCTGAGTATAACATCATCGGGACTGCCAAGGGAAATATTCGTTTACGCGACAGGCTATGGCGGAGGGGAATGGGTCATCGAACTACCAGCGGGATACACCGGGCCGCGGACTTTCCGCCACAACAATTTCGACCTTGCACGTCTGGGTGTATCGCCCCGGGAAGATATAAATTACATATACCAACTTAAAGCAAATTAGAATTATGGCAAACGGATGGGGAAATAGCGGATACCGGCGGGCAACGACGCTAGTTGTGGACAAAAAAATAGGAGGAACCAGTATAAGCGGATATCCAAAAACGTACAGTGTGCTGGACACTTTTGGAAACTATATGGCGGTCACTGCCAAGGAACTGGCCATGATGTCATTGTCTGACTACAATATAAGGATGTCGGCCTTTAAACGGTATATTGAAGGTATAGAGACCGGAATTACAGTGGATATATCGAATATAAGGGAACTCAATACGGGCGTATGTCCTATTACATTAACCGGAAAATAAAAGAAAAATGAGCAAACAACTGATTACGGAATCGGAAGCCATACGAGACGAGGTACGCGTGGGGGCGAATTCTGCCAAAAGGGTGGGCACGCTTCTTGTACAGATGGCAAATGAAGTGAACGGAATATACACCAACGTGCTGGATTGGATAAACAACGACAGGCCGCAGGGAGGAGGGTTCATACTGACACAGTCGGATGTGGTTAACGCACTGACAGACGAGAGTGAACTGAAACCTTTGTCCGCCAAACAGGGGAAAATATTGAAAGCCATAATTGACAGGATGGTAGTGGATAATCTTGTAACGGATGATGAATCAAAAGCACTGTCCGCAAGACAGGGAAAAGAGCTGGCGGGGAGGATAGAAGGACTAAGCGAAGTGTACCAGCCTTTGGGAGATTATCAACCGGCAGGAAACTATGCCGCTTCGGTTCATGAGCATCAAGCGTCTGATATTCAGGAAACAACAGAAAAAAAAGTCATGACTGCGGAGGAAAGAAATATACTAAGTACTCTCGGAACCAATTTTGCCAAGTCTGACTTCTCAAATGTCATTACAAAAAGCCTTTCTCAGAACGGATATTATAAATTCCCAGATGGGTTCTTAATACAGTGGGGGTATTTTAGCGCTGGTGCTTCAAATAATCAGTCTATAAATTTCCCAGTATCTTTCAAATCCTGTTTTTCCCTAGCTTTTTCTAGTTCTACGGATAATACGGATAATTCCATATGGTCTGTGAATTATGCAGCTATATATGCTTCATATTTTACGGTTTATAGAAGATATACAAATGTGGGAAGTGTATCCCCTTCTTCGCAGTCATTCAGATGGATAGCAATAGGAAGTTGGAAATAATTAATAAAGAATAATTATGGAACAAAAAATGTATTGGAAAAACGGATTCTACGACACACCCCAAGAAGGTGCAATAGAGATTACGAAAAAGTATTGGCAAGAATTATTAGACGGTCAATCATCCGGAAAGCTTATTGTTACCAATGATGAAGGGTATCCTATACTGGTCGAGCATGAATATACGATTGACGAACTGAAAGAGATGAAGATAGCGGAAATCAACGCCTATGACAAGTCGGATGCCGTCAACTCATTCACGCTTGCCGGAAAACAGATACGGTTAGACAGAGACACCCGTGTCTGGCCGGTCAACTCAATCCGTATCGAGAAAGAATCCGGTCGGATGAATACCACGCTTTGGTACAATGCCGAGAAGTACGTTATTCCTGTTGATACAGCCCTGCAAATGCTCAACCGGCTTGAATTGTACGCCCTTGACTGCTACAATGTGACACAATCTCATATAGCAACTGTCAAGGAGTTGTCTACCGCTGAAGAGGTGAAAAGATACAATTATCAATTAGATTATCCCAAGAAACTGTTTTTCGTATTATAAATTATGGAAATTATAGATTTAACTTTTTCAAAAGATTCTACCGGAATGTATGAAAGTAATATACAGTCCATACCTAGTGACTTTGGATTGCATTTGGAATTCGATACGGCACAAGTGAATGACCCGACATCGATGCATACGGTCTGCTTATATCAGCGTTGTGCAGGAGATAAATTCTTTTTAGCCCATACCTTTAGGGATGTATTAGAAACTTTGGATGTACAAGTTGCCAATATGTTTGAAACTGATATTAAAATAGTCTGTTGGACACAACCTTCTATGGGAATTATTAAGAGAAAAAGAAATGAACCTTGACAGAGTTTCTTTAAACGTAGTGGGGGATTGAAACAGTTGGGGGAAAATGGCATTTAAATACTATTTATATTAGGTATGCAAATGCCATTTTATTATATTTTATTGTAACTCAAAAATCACTTTTTGTTTTGTGTTAATATAGCTTTAGACGGTACATTTCGTTTTTTACATTATCACATTTTGTTTTGGCGATTGTACTGTTTAGTAAATAAATAATTTAATAATTAATATATTAAATGCTTGCTATTTATCCGTTAATCCTGTCATGGAAAGTCCAGAAGTTTTCATTCCCGGGACTCCATGTCTTTTTCCAGTAATTCCTCCGCCTTCTGCCAGTCTCCTTTCATACTATGGGCAATTGCCATAGGATAAATAGAACGGCTGTCACTCTTTACTGTGTCCAATATCATCAGAGCCTTATCCGCATCCTTTTCATACTTTAAAAGCGCAT